TCAGCATATCGCTGACTGAATTCTTGAAAGCTGAAGCTACGATGTCTGAGGATCTGTCGTGCAATATCTCTGGTGGTGGTAATTTCGATACAGGCGGAGACCATTTCGAGTGGGCTCCAGTGTTGGTGTTTGACCAAGTATCTGATGAGTTTGTCGGATGTTTCTGTGTTAAGTTGATTGCTTGGATTGGACACACGGGCGCAATACGCAATGAGTTCCTGTGCATCTTGGATACCAATATCTGCGAATTCCTGTGTGGGTTGGGAGTAACTGAGTAATCGAACATGCATTATTTATAACTTCTTTTTCTTTAAAAATTGTTGAGTTAGTTTTTCCATATCCTTACGAATACGGTCTGTATCTAATTTGAAATCAACATCATCGATGCGGTCTTCATAATTTTGACATACCTCAGCTAAGTTCCTTTCAAAGGAACTCCAACCTTCACGACGGGTCTTCGCTGTTATTTTTATTTCCCAAGTCTTGCCATCTTTAAAATTAACCAAAACGGTATGGAGATACCTAAGAGGCATTACATTTAAATGAACCTCACCAAATACTTCTGGCCAATGTGCTATGACATCCTTGGGAAGATTTCTTCCCGATTTCGTCACACTGTATCTTTAGCCGTTTTCTTTACAGTTGGAACTAGTTCTTCAGCTTTACGACGCATTGCGGCAGCTTGTTTGGCTAGTGCATCTGCTTGACTACGATAGTATTTTGCTTCAGCTTCTGGGCTGTCAAACTTTACCGGAGCACTGGCTGTAACTGTAGGTTCTACTTTAGCTTCCAATGGCGTTGCCTTAGTTGGATCAGAATCCTTAGCAGGAATGTTAGCATCTTTCATAGCTAGGTCATCTACTGCTACACCACGTTGTTCGGCAATAATTTGATTAAGCTCTGATAATACTATTGAAAATCCTGGAGTAGGAGTCATTTCGATATCACTAGTAGGAGCCTTAATTAGTCGACCTGAAGCATGAAGTGCTGGCAACATAGATGAACCATCGGGGAATTGTGTACGTGCTAGAGCATCTGCAAGTTCATTAGAATCTTGACCAGCACCACTTTCGACTAGATTGATAATAGCATCGTGATAAATGTCGGGCAAATTCTCTGTTGGGATAATCAAACAACTGTAAGCATCACCTGGCAATGTACGATACGCTACTAAACATTTTTTATTAGTGGCTTTGACACGTGCCACGTGTTTGAGTTCTTTAGCCATGTTATGCTCCTGTAGCAGGTGCTGTGGCAGGTGCTGGTTGTTGTGCTCCGTCGGCTGGCTGTTGTTTAGCAACCAAGTCTAAAAATGCTGTTAACTTATTGTATGTTTGTCCTACGGCAACCATTTCGTTTGGTTTAAATGCGCCGCGTGAGCTAGCAATATCAATAATAACTTTCATGGCGTTAAGATCGTTAATAGTTAGATCTGTGCCAGAAGCATTTGTATCTGCTTGCGGTGTTGCTTGTGCTGTATCAGTCATGGTATCTCCTTAATATAATCTGTACGTATATAATTATCTCTGTGATAAAACTGGACAGGCAATTGTGAAGAAACTGAGTTCCTTTTCACTTTCGAACCCTATTACAGTATTATATACAATGGTATTAGTATTGTCTAGAACAATACCTTGTCCTATATAATACCTATTATTTAAGTTATGCTTTATCCATGAGTCTATGGATTTGAGTGTAGTTGGATTATAACGATCTAGTGTAGTATACTTAAAATGAGGGCAGGCAAACTCAACCCTCCGTAAGTCAAAATAGTTAAGAGGATTGGGCTTGCCCGTTCGTAGTGCCATTATGCTGTAACTTTAGCTTGCTCGTAGTAAGCGTACTCACCGAATGGTGGAACAATCTTATCATTACCGTGAATGATGAATACTGTATCACAGTAGTTTTCATCACCCCAGCTACCCCAGGGATATCCATCTGTGAACATGATAAACTTCTTAGGTTCAATATCATTTTCTTTCATGTAATCCCAGTTAACGTCAAACTCAGTTCCGCCACCGCCCATTGGCTCGTACTCGTCGAACTCGTCCATAGTATAACCATCAAAGTCTTGTTCGTTGTATACTCGAGTATCGAAACACCATACTTTAATTTTAAAGTCTTGATACTCTTGCATAATGCCTTTAATTTCACTTAAGAAATCTTTTGCTTGCTCGTCACCGATAGAACCGGACATGTCAATGCTAACAGCAATGTCAATGGTTTCTTTAAATTGTGTACCTGGCAGGATAGCATTCATGTGCCAACCTTTACGGTTAGGACGCATAAAGGTATAATCGTTCTTGATAACACTTTGGATCTGTTGACGAAGAATATCACGCCAATTCATTTTTGGCTCTGTCAACTCTTTAATCATGCGTTGTACACTAGCCGGTGTATTACCTGCACCCGCGGCCTGTGCGGCCTGTATAGTAGCTTCTCTGATTTCGTCACGGATTTCTTTTAACTGTTCCTTAGTATAGCTGGGACGACCGTCTTTGCCTTCTGAACCCCAGTCAATGTGCTCGTCGAGCAGTTGGCCCAATGCTTCTAGTTGTTCTTTGTCCATGTCCTCAAAAATACGATCATAGACTTCTTCAGCACCCATACCGTAGTATTTGCTATCGTGGAAGATTTTAATATCTGGAATTTGGTGATCGCCGATATGATCTCGAACTAACTGTCCATTTACACAGTAGTCAGCGGCAATGTTAAAAATCTGTGGGTCACGTCCTTCTCGACGTCCCATGTGATCAAATACATTGTGCAAGATCTCATGTGCAATAACAAATTCTACTTGTTTAACAGTAAGTTTCTCAAAGAACTCACGACAGAAGAAAATGTGACGTCCGTCTGTAGCGGCAGTAGGTAACCATTTTTCTGCTTCTTGGATTTTTAAACGGGTAGCCATGTTACCAAAAAACGGATGTTTTAGTAAAAGGCTAACACGAGCTACGATAATTTTGTCTATGACTGGATCTGCGTGTGACATTTCTGCTCCTAATTTTTCACTATAAGTATATTATAACACCTCCCGAAGGAGGTGTCAATCGGTACTAAACCAAATTACTTTTCTGTGGCTTGCGCAATATACTTACCAAATTTAGCATGGAACTCGTCAAAGCATTTGATCTCATCTGGGTCCAACGGTAATTTGTAAGTGCTCAAAGCCAATTTAGTGCCCATGATAACCAATTCTGTTTCAAAATTGTCCATGATAAATTGGAAGAAGCAGTTAACTTGATCGTTCCAGTTTTTAGCTTTCTTGTCGCAAGCATCCTTCAATTCGTAGCACAAAGATACAGTCAAAGAGTACATTGCTGAAATCTCTTTTGAGTCCATCTTTTTAACCTTGCCCGACAAGATGTCTTGCGGGTTAGGCATTTTAGATGCGTGTTTACGATGAGCCATAAATTTAACAGCCAAGCCTTCGCCAACCGAACCACTGATTAGATCAGTTAATGTGTCAGTGTCTACATCGTCGTCTGTAAGCAATTCGCTTACAAAAGACCAAGAGCGTGGTGTTGCAAATGAACGTGAGCTAGATTTTGGATCAAAGTCATACAAGTCCTTTTTAGCAAAGGTCAAGTAACCAACTACATCTTGATGTATTTTGTTGTCTACTGCCCACTCAAAATAGTCTTCCCAGTCTACTGTCATTTCTAAGTGTACGAAACGATTAGCCAATGGGCTAGGCATACGATAGCTAACACCCTTGTCTGTTTCACGGTTACCAGCGGCAACCATTACTACGTTATCGGGCAATTCATATGTGCCTACTTTACGGTTAAGGACCAATTGATAAGCCGCCGCCTGCACACTAGGAGCCGCAGAGTTTAACTCGTCCATGAACAAGATAATCTGTTTATGATTCTTGGCAAACTCTTTGCTAGGCAATTCGCTAGGAGGAGCCCAGCGCATAGTACCGTCGTTACTATCAAAATATGGAATACCTTTAATGTCGGTAGGTTCCCACAAACTCAAACGAACATCGATTACGTGAGCATCAAGCTCAGTACCAAGTTGTTTAATAATATCGGATTTGCCAATACCTGGAGGACCCCAGATAAAGATAGGACGTTTTGTATTAAACGCCTTACGAAGACTTTTCTTTGCACCCTTTGGGCCTACTGTACGGGTTACTAATTCTGATGCCATTTTGTTTCCTATCTTAAGTTGGGGTTAAATTTGTTACGCTATGTTAGTATTATAGCACCAACTAGACCGAATGTCAATTAGAATCTAGATCTTTTTCTCGCTCTTTCATGGCTTTAATTAGTCCAAATTTTCTAATGTCGTCACTAAACAACATTAGCTCAAAATTCTTGCGCTCTGTGAACACGGTAATTGAAAGGGGAGTTAGATAGTAAGGACAGTCCAAATATCTTTCCAAAAAGATTAAAGTCATTGGACTAAGTTCGATTGGTTCGGTAAATGGCACTTCGTACGCTCTAAGTTCCAAATCGTTAACCAAAAAGGCATAACCTTCATCGCTTAAACGAAAGGCATTTAATTTACCTGCTCTGTTACTTTGCCACCATTTACGTGAATACAACTTAACATTCACATCGTCTGTTGTCTTGCCCCACTGTTGTAAAAATATCTTAGTGTAGGCATCTTGTGTCATCATTTTAGTATAGTGCCCTGCGTCAGGGTAACAACTTGGAAATCTTCACAGCCAAACATTAGATTTAATTTTTTAGCTAAGTTGAGAGCATGCCCCGGATTAGAGAATGAAACCTTTTTGTATTTTGGTCCAGGATAAGACGTGAGACTATTAAAACTTTTCAAATTGAAGGGCTCGTTCTTATAAAATACAGCCCAAATGGCTTCTGCTTCTAAAATCTGTTCAGATTTGTAAGTTTTCTTGTTAGTGTACTCTAATAGTACTTTTGGCTTAGGTCTAGACATTGTGCGTATCCTAGTAATATACGCATATATTTATCCTATTTAGGCTCTCCAAAGCCACCGCCGTCTATCTCAATTTGCACTGATTCTTGTTGTACATAGCCTTTAAGACTATTAAACATACTTTCATAGTCTTGTCGAACCTGCTCCATTAGTTCAACAAAGGCTAGATTCATTAACCTAGCTTGTTGAATTGGAATTTTAACTTCTTTAGCTTGTGATAGCTCAGCGGCACGTAAAGCCTGTGCAAATTGTGTAATAGGTGTTAGATTAATCTGATTTTGCATTAGCAAGTACCTGTTTCATTTCAAGTTCGTCTTTAAATGGACCACGATATTCGTTTCGTTCTAATGTAATTAGTTTAGGACAAAATGATTTGACCCATCCTTTATTAAATCTGATTGTGTAATATCCGGCGCAGTATAGACTCTTACTAGCATTGCTTTTGGTAAACAATGGTAGTTTATTACGTACATCGTACATTGCATTAAAAGGTCTACAACTAGTTGGGAATCCATGGCATTCATGGACTTCTGGTGCTGTAACTTTAACTTTAGTGCTGGTTAGAAAAAATCCCTCACCAAAATGTTTAGTTATGTCTTGTTTTTTATTAAACATAACTTCGCCTGTAGTACTACTCAGCACGAATTTATTGTTTTCTTTTTTATGTAATGTTGCAACCTTAGAGCCGTCTTGCTCTATGATCCAAAATTTACCATCCACTATAGGCTTGGCATGTAGTTCTGTCATATTTTTCTCCTTATATACCCAGCCCCGAAGGCACTTGAGTAATGTACGTATTTATCTCTTTTTTACAGTACTTTTTGCGGTTAGCACGACCTTTTGCCGAGTCAGGATCATAATCAATCCAAGTAAACTCGGTTCCATCGCATTCTGGGCAGTGATCATTATAATCGTCATCTGTTCGACGTTCTGAACCCATACCTACCCATCCGCATTTTTTATTATCGCAGGATACGTCTACTGGTTCCGGAGGCTGATTTTTCCAGTCGCTAGTGTCCCAATTATAGCCACTCCAGGAAATAATTTCTCCAGTAATTGGATTGAATTTACCATATTCCCATTCACCGAACTGTTCGCCGTCCCAGTAAGCCGAGCCGTATGTTGTGCCAAAGTGTTTCCATGTGCAACTGTAGTAACCAGGTAAGGTAGGTTTAACTTTCTTAAACTTAAATGTCTCTGATTTTTCCCATGTGCTTGGACTAGTGCCATACGGAGGATGCCCCCAGTCTTTTTCTTCTGGACTATAAGTTTCCCATGAATTGCTATCCTTTACAAGATACATTCCGAAGTCACTGCTCTTGCCATCAGTACTGCCTCCCCAATTATCAATGTCCTCTCCGTCATAGGTTACACTGTTAACTAGCTCTTCGCCATCGATTTCATCGTATCCTAATTGTAGTTTAGTGATATCAAACGGCATAGTAAGTGGAATATCTGCTTCGAAGAATGTGCCTTTTTCATTGCTAGTACCGATAAACACTATAGTACCTTCAGGTTTACTACCAATCCATACTTCATCATTACAAGACCATTCTGGGCTGTCATCACTACATCCGTCGCAATCTTCTAGTGTACGTTCAAACACTACATTGCCGTTTTCATCTTCAATCTGTAGTGTACCAGCATTACGACTAACACCGTGAGTATGTGCCATGTCATCGCATTCATACCAACTACCTGGAGGAAATGGCAACATATCAACATCGAGATTCATTTCATCTTGAACAGTATCTTCGTCACTCCATGCAATGTCTGAAAGATTAACTTGATGGTCCATACAGTAGTCCCATACTTCACGACTAACAGTTCCCATAACCTTTTCGCCACCGTATCCCCACATACTGATTTTGTAGGTACGTGGAGTAAATTTAAGAATCTCCATCAATTCTTGTTTTTCTTCTCTAGTTGCCATTATGCAGTCTCCTTTACTGGATATTTTGCTTGAAATGGTTCTGCATACTGTTGGATATTGTCGGAAATTTTCTTCATATCCCACGCATTGCAAAACTTCAGCATACGGATTCCTACCTGATCTACTGTCTTAGGTACAGCATTAGCTTCGATAGTTTCTCGAATTTTAGCTTTAATTTCGTCAGGTTGTGCTGTAAGGTCGCATAGTTGTACGTTACGTTGGTAATCTTCTAAGACACGATGTTCGATACCATTATGATCTACCCAACGTTGGAGCATGAGATTGTTCCAATTATATCCGCGAGTCTTACGATCAGAAAATGCCTCTTGGAGACCAACTTTATTCTTTGTCCCTTTCGTGCGTACACCTGGATAAGCCGAAAAGACATTGTCACTTGTGTCACCCCGCATGCATTTTTCGAATAGCATCCACTCTGGATCTTGTGCAGGCTTAGGCTCGCCTGTTTTTTTATCCTTAACAGGTTTACCTTTAGCATCAAAGATTCCTTCGTGTGTAATATGTAAATCGCCTACACCGTTATATTGGCTAACATTGCTACTAATAAGTTGTGCAAAGTCACCATCTGTTGAAATAATAACGTGTTTAGCATCTGGATGCGCCTGCACCCAACCTGCAATTAAATCATCTGCTTCTAGATTAGGATGTTGCATTACAGTAGCATTAGTCTTTTCTGATACAAACTTTTTAAATTCGTCAAATGCTTCCCAGAATAACTTATCTTCTTCTTGTTGACGCTCAGTTAGGGCATCTCGTGCTTCTTGTCTATTAGCCTTGTATGGCTTATAGTGATCCTTGCGCCAGCTACGACCTTCGAGGCAGAACACTACATGAGTTCCACCAAAGTCTTGCCACGCTTTCTTGATACTGTTAAAAGTAATGTGAAAGGCCATACCTAACTTAATATCACTTGAGCCTTGCACTACATGTCTAGCACGAAAAAACGTGTTAGCAGTATCAACTAAGATATATGTCATTCTACTTGAGCCCTGTTATTTGGTAATCTACTTACGTTAATATAACCACCGATCGTTCGACTAGGTTCTGCTTGACCAGCTTCTGCTAGCATGTTACCTGCCAAATCTCTAAACCAACGATCGACGACTTCTTCGTCTGGGTCACCTTCAAAACCATAACCCGCTTGCTTTAATTGTACTATAAATTCGTCATTCCAGTCAAGTTCAAAAAAGCCATTACGCACATTATCCTTATTAACATGAGTATCCAATACAGCTACCCAAGGTTCGCCTCGTTGTGTAGCACGTTCTTTTGGACCCATTTTTGCTTCTTGTTCTGCAACTTGAGCTTCAGCAGTAGCCGCTACGGCCTTTGCTTCCATTTCTTTGAGAGTTTTTAAATTCTCTTCTATCTTATCAATTCCAAACCATTTCTTTAATAAATTTTTCATCTAGTGTCCTTACAATCACAATCTCTACCTTGTCTACAATTACCAGTACAGGCACTGTTGATATTTTTTGTCCATCTTAGACATAATACTATTAGTATAGCCCAACCGACTATAAAACAAAATAGAAAAAACATTTTCATCTCCTTATATGCCCAATCGGCCTATAAACCATCTCTTAGCAAATTTACTATATCGAACTAGATAAACTTTTTGATGCCATTTCAATCTAAAACCAATACTACTCATACTAGACAAAGGATAAAAATTTATGCCGTTATCTAATTTATCACCCTCATGTCTAAAGTATATCATTAGGTTCCCCATTCATTCTTAAATAATGGCACTTGAAGTCTATCACTATAACGTAATCCATTCTTCATAGCCGCCATAGCTACAGTACGGTTATTTAATGCATATACACTTTCAACCCCGCCAACTGGCATCAGATAACAATGCCCAGTAAAACCGTTTTCGCGATAGATATCCAATGTTTCAATTGCTTCTTCAATATCGTCTTCAGTGGCAACTACAAATTTAAGATAAGTATGGCCGATGTCTTGATATTGATTAAGTACTTCCGGCTTGATAGCCTCATCTCTGCTTTCGCCTGAACAACTTAACTTAGCACTAACACTAAATGTAACTTCACGAACTTTAAAATCTTCGGGGAATTGCCACTTCATTAAGTAGTCTTCAAATTCTTTAGTTAAAGGTTGAGTGCCATTTGTTTCAAACGTAATTTCCTGTAGGTCAGCCATCTTAGGATGATCCAACAAGTCTGGATAAGCACGTTGCCATCCTAGCAAAGGCTCGCCGCCTGTAATAACAAGATGAGCATCTTGCCATTTGTTGCTAGGAAGAATTTCCATTGTGCGTTCTACAATAGCATCGGTAGTGAGCATTGGGCTTAGATCTTTGAATCTTGGATCCCAACTAGCATAGCTGTCACAGCCTGTACTAACAAGGGGCAATTCCTTGTAGTCATTAAACATGTGTACAACTTCTGCAATATCGTCTACTTCTTTGCTTAGTTCACCTTTAGGCATACCAAAGCCTGCACATTTAAAATTACAACCAAATGTACGTAAGAAAACAGACGGTACACCCATGTAACGTCCTTCACCTTGTATGCTATAAAATAATTCTGCTATTTTAATTTTACTCATTCACAATCACCTTGTTCTGCTAATTTTGTTATTATAGCACGTTCTTCTTTACGTTGTCTAGCATTACGAAATGTATTAACGTCTTCTACAGCACTCAACAATGTATGTGCATAGTTAAATGCTTGTTGTCGACGCATAATCACAGTAGACTCTGTATCAATATAGCCTTTGGTCAATAAAGTCCAAATAGCATGCCAACGAGTTTTACTCCACCAATTGCTCTTTACAGTTGTGTAGATTGTAACACTAACTTCGTGATCATCAGCTTCTACCCACATATGATGATCATGATCCGATGCACCGCAACTACATGTAACACGATAAACTTTTGAGTCTCCCCAATCGTTTGTTTGCATTATTCCTTCAGCAGGTGTTTGATAATTCATTCTACATCCTCTGAAAACCAGTCGTCTACCATTTGCTCTGCTTCTTGTTGTGTAAGCGCAGGCACAAAAATTCTAGCAGGTTTGCCGACTGTGTGTTGTATACTAAATTTAATAACTCCGGTCGGAATATAACTAAATTCTCTTTCAACAACAAATTCTTGTAAGTTTTTAGCACGATTGATCAGTTGATCAGTTAGGTCTTTAGCAGTTGTCATCTTGGGGCAAACTCCTGTTGTAGTTTAATATTATCGAAAAATTCTTTCTTTGTACCTGGGTCTGTATTAAATGCACCTTTGAGTACAGTAGTTTGTGTCAACGAACTATGCGCCATGATACCGCGATTCTCACAGCATCCATGCGTGGCTTGTATATACACAGCTACGTTCTCACTGTCGGTGGCCCGCATTATTTCCCTAGCAATATCGTTACACAATTCTTCCTGGAGAGTGCCGCGACGAGCACACCACTGAGCAATACGAGTGTACTTAGACAAACCAATAAGTTTTTGTGCGGCAATGATACCAATATAAGCGACACCAGTAACGGGCTGATGATGATGACTGCACATAGAGCGCAACTCACTACGTACCACCAGCATACCTTCGTATCTGTCTTCGCTGTCGTTTGGAAATGCTGTTGCGTCTGGTGCTGATTCATAACGTCCTGCCATTATTTCGTTGTAATACATCTTGGCCAAGCGTCGAGCTGTGCCTTTTGAGTTAGGATCATTCTCGCGATCAAT